GTTGTGTTATGTGTGGGTATTAAAGTTGTTCCGGCTAAAAACAAATGGTCGGCATTGTCAACTTGTAAACATCTTACTGGAGTAGATTCTATTTTTGTAATAGATTCTATATACAATCTTTTGTTTTTTGGGTGGTCGAGACACTTTTGTATATTTAATTTTCTCGGTAGTTTAAATACGTCAAAAGTGGAAGTAAAATTTACAATATAATATTTTGTTTCTTTGATTGTTTTGAAATTTTTAGTAGATTTTATACCCAAAGAAGATAATAATGTCCTAAATTCGTCAATAATTCTTTCCGATTTTTGATAAAACTCACAACCACCATTATGTTTTCTAACGGAACCATCTGTATCCATTAATCCTTGTAATAACAAAATTCTTTGTTCTTTGGATGAAAACAAATAATCGGAAGGTATATGTTTATTGTCCAATAATGATTCTTTTCTCAATGTGGAATATAAGTTTATATTCAGCACTAATACATTATCGGACCTTTTATCGACATAAACACTTTTTACATCCAAAAATTGTTTATAGAATTCAAAATCATCCTTATGGCAGGTAAATCGTCCATCAGATGATGTGCCGTCACCCAGCCAAAGACCAAAAATATAGGGGTCTATTGGTAATTGTTTTTCTTCATATTCCAAACATTCTGTAAATTTTATGTAAGGTCGGTTAGAATGTTTGGTGAAAGGAATTATTTCTTCCGTAGTCATAACTCTTGATTCTTTTTTCGACCAATTGGCGGAATCTATGGACCAAAGGTGTTCCGCATCCGCCACAATTTCATCACCATTACTAAACTTAACGGTATAACATGGCCTATTTGACATAGTTTCTGTTATGAAAGTTACATTTGTCGGTTTACCATTTGGACCATAAATGATATCACCCACATTTATATCATTTAATTTTTTGAAACCATTAGTTGTGAGTATAGGCGTTTCCACACATAGAGCTTTACCAACCTGGCGAGGTAGTTTAGTAATAGTAAATCTATTATCATGAAACTTGTGGACCATATCTTCTTGGAAGTCCCACATTCTAAACGGGATTAGACCTTCATCCACGTTCACAATTTTCATGTAAGTTTTACAAAAGTAAACTGGGTCATCCATACACTTCACATATTCACTGGCCTGTTCTTGTGTAAATTCTTCGGAAATACCACATCTCTTGAGTAAGGAATTATCCCTATAAGTTGTTTTTATTAAAGCCATTTTTTATTCCAATTCATATAATTGGAGATTGGCATTTCCAATTTATCACATATACGACAAACTACTTTAGGCTTTGGTTTGCTCAATTTTTGTTTATGTTCTTCAGTTTTAGGTTTTCTTAATTTATTTTTAATTTCTTCAGATTTTTCATAACCATGTAAATCTTCATAAGACCTATTTTTTAATGCCAATCTTTTTTTATTGTTGGTTTCGGATGAATGTTTTTTGCCGAAATGTGGTGATAATACTCCTCGTTTACCAAACATAGGATTTTTATCACCAAACTTACCAAAAAAGAAATTATTAGGTCCTAGGTTGGCTAACCTTTGTGCTAATTTTGTGGCTTCGGCACATGATATTTGATTTGATAATGATTTCCAGGCAACACCATCTTGCCAACGGCCGTGTTGTTCAAATAAAATTCTATGGGCTTCTGCATGTTCTTCTATTGTCAAACTAATCAAATTAGATTCATCATTAGAACCACCAACATGTTTTGGTATAATATGGTGTTTATGAAATAACGCCATTATCTTTGTTCCTGATGGCTTTCAATAGTTCAGTAGTAGAACCAACAAATATGGCCTTCTCAACATTTACAGCGGCCGCAGTATTATGGTTGGTCATATCTCTCATTTGTTTTTGCATAACAAGTAATTTTTCATTAGCATCTGTTACATTTTTAATTAACACGGCCGCAACTTCAAAGGCTCTAGGATGTTCAGATGCTTTGGCAATTTCCAACATATCATCAATGGCCGTAATGCCTTTTTTGATAATACCATTTAAATTGTCTCTGGATTTAATATAATCAGCTTTTAAGTCTACGTCCAAATACTCAGACGAATCCGAAACCACTTTGGTCGGACTTTCAACAACCTCACCAGTAAGTACTGTTGGAGTTAAGTCAAATATTTGTTCCATATTTTTATCAAGGGTTGACATAATTATCTTTATTGTTTATGGAATATTAGGATATTCAAAATCCACTTCAGTATAGGTATATATAGAATCTGCATTAGCAGTTGGCGGATTTGGAGTAATTGTAGATTGATATAATTTCAATGGCGCAACGCTATATGAGTTTACAACCCTGTTTGCTCTAGATGTTTTTCCAATAATTGGAGAATGAATTGTAAAATTACCAAGAAAGTTTTTTAATACTAAACGTCTATGCACGGAATCCCATTGCAACACTTCAGCTGTAGCTGCACTTAAATCACTCGCAGCGCCTTGATATACAATTTCACCCTCTTGATAATTGTCTGTACCAGTGGCCAAATTTAATACTAGTGTTTGATTTTTTACACCAGAATCATCAAATATGTTGGTGATAACAGTTCGAATTAATCCAGATGATGCTGGAGTTCCAAAAATATAACCCTTAACAGTAAAATTTAATGTCCAAATAATAGAACGAACTTTGGAATCTTGGTCGCCTTCGTAATCAACTTCATGTGAAATATCTTTTAACACAATCGGTATTTCTTTTACTACACCCATTTCAGGTACAAGATTTACTTTGATTGTATAATCCGGAGTAAAAAATGGCAAAATTCGTTCCATAACTTGAATACCATCTTCGTAATTGCGCACATAAAGATATAAAGAAAAATCGAAATTATAAGGAACAGGATTGTAATTAGATAAAACATCACCTGTAGAAGATTTAACATAAGATTTAACATTGGTGATTTGTTTCCTTGTTGAGTCATATTGCATTCCTGTCATTTCATAGGAAAACATAGGAATGCCCATCTGAACTTTTTTACTTAATTCGGGGTCACCTTGCAATCGAGCAACATACTTTTCTTTACCCGCAAGAACAATAGCAATAAGAAATCTTTCGGATTCTGTACCATCTTGATTATATCGTGCAACTTGAATTTGGTTAAATATATTACCAAAAGCAACTACAATTTTTCTAATAATACCGTTATACTGAATATCTGACATTTATTAATCCGATTATAATTTATAATTTAAATTGCCAAAGGCATTTGTTTCAGTAGTATCAATGATAGTGTTAGCTTCATCTTGTATAACTTTATTATCATATACCTCTAAGAATGTAGAATCTTCAATTAAATCATAGGTTAATAGTTTACGAGAAGCACCAGATTCAGCACCTTTGATTAAAGTATTAGCAACAAAATTGCCCATAATATTAGTTACAGAAAGTATACCTGCTACTGATGTTGAATCCTCAACTAACCAATTACTTACTATTGCTGATGTTGTTGCATTGGCCAAATCGGTACCTTGATATACAATCTCTTTATACAAATAATCGCCTGTTCCAGTAGTTCTTTCCATAGAGAAGTCAATAGTATACAATTCTTCAGAAACCATATCAATTTCTGGAACACCAGTACTGATAATTTCTTGTGCATATTTGAATTTCTCAAGTTTCAATTCGTAGAAATATGGATATTTTCTACCCAGCATAAAAAAGTCTTTATTTCCAGATGTAAATCTAATCTCATAAAGTTCGCCTTGGCCAGATGCACCAGTAAACGGAATATAAATCAAATCACCTTCTAAAGGTCTTGTGTATAACTCTAATGGTACACGTTGAGAAAATGTTCGTCTAGATAATAATACTGAAACCTCATTGCGAATTTCTAGTCCAAATTTGGAAAAGAATTCTTGTTCTCCGCCATATGATTCGGTATTTTCAAGATACAATTCTATAGGAAATGCAGATTCAAACTTTTTAAGTGGATCTTCACCAAACAACAAATCTCTTGCAACCGAGTTTGTGTTAGGAATATAAAATCCATCAAACCCAAATTGTTTGATAGTTTCAACCATAAGGTCCTCAATGAGATTTTGCTCATTCTTGGCCTTCTGATTATTGAAGTATATACTAGTTGCCATATTAATTCATGTACCAATCGACCGGTAATGAATATGAGTTTAACATTTCCGCTTCGAGTTTTTTAATATCGGTATCTGCTTCATCATAAATCTCTTTGCCATTTAATACAATTCCGCCAGGTAATGTAACTTGGCCGAATTTCTTAATGTTTGTGCCCCATTGTTTTTTAAGTAAATTTGTGGCATACTCTTTTAACCAGCGGTCATTCCATATACTAGTGTAAGCATCTTGGTTAATAAGTGCGGTACATTCAGCAATAACCACTGTACCTACAGGTGCGTTAGATGAACCCCAAGACCAGTCAATAAATAATTTGTGCATATGGCGATTAAATCGAATAGGAACTTCACCAGTAAACAACAATTCTAAAGACCTTAAATGTTGAGCAGTCAATGTGTAGTTGATATATGAGGCTGAAGTAAAATCATACAATTCGTTTAATCTAAGTTGATATCTTAAATCAAACATATTTACCGTTGATTGTGAATCCGAAATAGGAAAAACTCTAGTTACACCAATAATATCAAGTGCATCTCCAGCAGAATCAACAATAACAGATGGCGATAAGTCAATGTATTTGTTAGAAATATCAGTTGCGTCTACTCGTTTAATATAATACAATTTGCGAGTAGCATCAAAATGATAATCTTGCCAATACATTAACGCATCATCTATTCTGTCATCGATTTGGTCGTCATCAATATTAATATCGATAACAGGAAAACCCAATCGTCTCATACAGTAATCTGTAAAATCTTTTCTAGTGGTTATAGTAGCCATATTTGAATCCTAATAATATTAACTATTTAGGCAATTTATCATTTAGGTTTTCTTAAACATATTACATTATTAACAAACCAACCCATATGATACCCAGCACGGCAATATTGAACCAAATCTTCTTCAGTTCTCATTTCATTAATCAAACCTTTTGCTACAAATTTATCTAACCAATATTTTCTAGGACGATTATTGATATGACCAACTCCGCCTTGGCCAGGTTGAGCCGCAGTAAAGATTAACATACCACCATCTTCAATAGAGTTAAACACACCATTGACGATGCCATCATTATATTGTGGGTCAATATGTTCAGCAACTTCAAACATAATAACTAAGTCTGCTTGTTTAGTTCCATCCAATTCAAGCATATCGGCCTGTGTGATAAGATTTTTACCATCAACTCTTGGGTCAATGTCTAATCCCTCAACATTAACACCTTTTTTGTCTAAGGCATACACATACATTCCAGGACCACAACCAATATCAAATACTTTATTGGGACGCATATATTCATCAATCCACACAGCAATTCTATCAGCAAATGGTTGTTCTTCTGCTTCAATCGCAGGGTAATCAATTTTCTCCGCCATTCCAGGATAATGTTTTTTCTTGTAATCTAAACTCATTCTGTTTGGATTTGGCTCATACCATCCAGCTTTACCATGAATGTTCAATACAGATTGAAAGAATTCTTCATACATTCCAGCCACTTTCTCTAAAGAGAAATTAGCCAAAGCCCAATCACGACAATCTTGTGGATTAATCTTATCAATATTGTTTGCAGCCCAAGTGAATTCCTCAAATGTTCTACCACGATATCCAGTTACGCCATGAATATTATTTTCCGTAAATGCACCCCAATCGGTTGTAATGGTTGGAGTACCAGAGAATAAACACTCAACTTGTACACCACCAAATGGTTCATTGTACAGAGAACAAATAAAAGCACCTTTGGCATTAGCCATCAATTCTTTACGAGTTTCAATGTCTGCATATCCAATTTCAGTTACATGAGCAGGGGTTTCAGCATAACCCATTTCTTTTAAACTGTTTTGGCCTGCAATGATTAATTTGGCACCAATTGCTTCAGTTACTTGAACAGCAATATTAACACCTTTACCCTCATACACTCGACCTAAGAATAAGAAATAATCTTGTTTTTCTTTTTTAAATGTAAAGTCATCGGGGTCAAAGTAATTAGGAATCACAGTATCATAAAATTGTTGTTTGCATGTACCAACAGAATCAAGTCCATAATAGGCATGATAAATGGCATACGATTCAAATATCTTGTATTTGGCCCAATGTCCACCAGCATATCCAATTCCAGGTTCAACTGTAATTAAATCCGGATGCGCATCACAAATTGGTCTTGTTCCGTGACCCCAAAATGGTAATATGAAATCATTGGGTTGTTTTCTTATACCAATTTCAAGAATAGCATTGTTATAGAATGTCTGATACGCATGGTCACCAGTATCAAATTTAAAGAAATTCTTTTTCCAATCATGGTCGCCATATGCAATATTCCAATCTTCGTTGGTTAATACTGAAACATGTTCAGTGCATATGACATTAGAATCTTCATGGCCATAATGGATAACAGTATGACCACGTTCGGTCATCATTTTACAAAACTTAACGGCCTTTTGGGTATATGCACAAGCAACAAAATCTTTACTCGATACTGTATGAGGTAAACCTAATACATGAAATCTCATAGTAAAAACTCTCCATAATATGCTTTACCATAACAACCTTGTTGTCTTAATAAAATAGTTTTGCCAGTTTGACCAATCCATTGATTTAAATTGGACTCAGTTAATTCGTGTGGATGTCCTTCGTGTGCAGGAACATCAATCCATTCAAAGAATCGCAATATTTTTGCAGACTTTTTGGCATTAGCAATAATTAACTCGGGGTCTTCCGCATGTTGTAAACAATTGTAAATCCAAACTTCGTCCCAACCAGTTTCATTTACATTTTCACCAAGGTCAACTTTGACTTTAATATTTTTAATTTTATATCTGGCTTTAGTCCAATCTGGATATTTAATTGGGTCCACAACAAGACCTTCTTTTAAATTAAGTGTCTTTAACAACATTGAAGTTGGACCACCACCAATGTCTAAGATTCTTTTACCGCCAGCATCAAATGAATACCCAGCCTGCGGTATTCCCATTAGTTTGCTATACACATAATGTTTTTGGTCCTCATCAAATGTATTACAGCAATTGCCCCAGTACTCTTTCTCAAAATCATAATCTTCTGACATACTCTTTACTCCATTCATATATTAAGGTCTACTTCTTATGGTATTCAAATAATATCTAATATCACCATTGTGCATATTATATATATCAACTAATTCGGGGTACAATATACTGATAATCGTAAATATTGACTCCTCTGTTCCTATACTGTCATTGAAAATCGACTCATCAATAATTTCATAGAATTTTTTATTGAATTCTTTAATTGCGGATAACTTGCCACCAAACAATGTTGCACGACATACATGTTCTGGTTTCTTACCACAAATTTTGGTCATGGCATCAATATTATATCCATGAATTTCCGAATCGGTATTATACTCATATGAGGTCATAAACATCTTATCATATGGAACTTTATTAAAGTTATACAAATCAACATGTTCATACATATGAAAGCTATTATAACAACCAGAATCAATCCACATAAATCGATTACTATTAAAAGTATTAATCTCAGCGGATTCTTCTAATAATTTTGCTTTTAATAGAGTTAATGGAATATAATCAGGTGAAGATATAACAGAATCTTTCATCCATGGAGATTGATTTTTCCATTCTGGCGAAGCAATAATATTAGTTATGAATTTATATCGTCTAGAATTATGCAAATCTTCCAATTCTATTTTTTTCAAAACTAAAGGTAAAGGTCCTCTTTCCTTACGAATATGTTCATGATATTTTTCTTCAGCATATACGATTAAAGGATTTCTACATTGTAATATATGGTCAAGACCTTTTATATAATACTCATTGAAATCTCTGTCTTTTCGGCCAATATCAAGAATTGCAGTAACCATAGTAACTTCATATGGAGATTGCCACTTGGTATCTAAGAATGAATAATTAAATTTTGGCCAGATACGTTCAGTTTGCAATTCGGCCGGATAGTAATCTTCTGGTGTAGTTCCGTCATTAGGCCGCTTGCCTTCCATAGCAGAACAAAGGTCACCTAAATGTCTTACATATTCACCATTTAAAAATACAGCTCTAAATCCTAAAGCTCTAAATTTACGGTCAATGTTCCATTCATTGTGCCATTTTTCGACACGACCTAATAATATTAAATCATCACGGCGTTTTAGATTTGGACTTCCAATCCAACCATACCATGCTAGATGATAGTCTGTGATTGTCCATGCTTGTTTCCAATAGAATGAATCGTCAATGAGAGTTTTATCATAACAATTAAGTCCTTGCCAATCAAAGGTTCTCCATGAAATATCTACTGTTCCTACATTTCTGTATTTTTGTAATATCTCTTTAGATTTTTGTAAATATCCTGTTTGTACAAATTCCCAATCATCTTCTAAATAAAAGATATATTCAGTATCACAATATGATACCATCCAATCCATTGCCCACCACTGCGACCTATTGCGAGGAAAACAGATTACATCACAATCTTGACCATATCGTTCAACTAAAGTTTCAAACACGCCAGGGATAGCCGAATCGTCAACTATGACCATTTTGGTTGTGTAATCTTTAGTTTGATAGAATGATTGTAATGTTTTATCTAATACATCTAGACGATTACAGGAAAGTACAAATGTAGTTATATCTGATTCGGGTTGTTCTACTGTGTGAAATTTCACTTGAGCCATGTTTAAAGCCTTTCATAAAGTCATACATTATATATGTCAGTTATTTTAGTGTTTTTTCTAATTCTTTAATTCTTTCATAAAGTTCTTTAATAGCTGCAAATGATAATGCACTTAATTTATCATAATCTACAGCAAGAGTTCCGTCAACTTTTTCTCTAGTAGCTATAGGGAATACATGGAGTACATCTTGAGCAATAACTCCAAAATCAGATTTTCTCATAAAATAATCATCTAATCCACCATGAGCTTCAATATACTCATCTTTCCAATCAAATAATTTACCACCAATGTAATTTACCTTTTCTAAAGCATCAGGAATATCTGAAATGTTTTCTTTAAATGCAATATCAGATGTGTAGAAAGCAGTAATATTATTAGTAGCTCTAAGTTCACCTGTTGTAGGGGTTGCCATAGTAGTCCATTTATATGATTTATAGTTTATTTATATAACTAACACCACTTGGGTCCATCAAACCAACATGCCAGACTATATCTAGTACCTTTAGTTACTTCATTTGCTTGATGTTCTAGAAATGAGGGAAAGAAAAATGTTGTGCCTTGAGTTCTAACCTCTTCAGTATTTGGATATTCAGTGAGTCCGAATAACTCTAAATTACCACCTTCGTATGATGATGGGTCTGTTAGTTGAATCACAGCAGTTAGTTTACGATGATAGTGAGGGTCTCCGTTCATCCAAAACACGTCGTTATGTTTTTTATATTCACCATGATAAGACTCATCGTATTCAGCTAGTTGAATGTAAGATATTTTAGATATATTGAAACCAAACCATTCATCATTTGCTTGAATAGCCATTTTCCATATAGCATCAAAAAGAAAGGTAAAGTCCGGGTCAGATTGTTGAATGAACCGTATTTTACTTCTGCGATATTCGTTATTTTTAATATCACCACCAACACCCATTGTTGCATCTTGTGCTGGTAATTTTAAACCAAGTTCTAAGATTTTATCACACATCTCTGGAGTAAAATACTCCTTATAAAAACACCATTCACCTTTCATAATATTACCTCAATAACAATTAAAATTAAACTTCACTCACAGCATTACTATAATAATTAGTTAATAGTAGATGTTTATATGCTTGTGTTAAGTATGTATCAGTTGAAGATAAAT